GCAAGATGCCCACCTATGTAGCATAACGCTGCCAAAGGTAAGCAAATTGCAAAGAAGTACAATATTTTTATTACTTTAATGATACGGCTACACTTGTTGTGCTACTCTTAGCAGGTGGGTAAACTTTATTAACTTCTCCGGTAAATTCGTTAATAATATCAAGTCCGGTATGAGGTACTTTTTTTAGGAAGTCTTCCATATCCTTTTTGGCTTTAGCTGCGTTATTGTACTCGGTAATAATTTCCTCGTATGCAGGACTTTCGCATTTGCTAAAGTCATACTTAACTCCTACTTCTCTAATGTTGAACTTTGCGCTCATATACTCAAAGTCCTTGCCATTAAGTACGGCTGCTTGTAATACTGCATCTTTATAGTCCTTATTTGTCTTTAGGGTTTCAAGCATATCCTCTAAGGCTTTAACTTGGAGATGTGTTTTTAACGGGTCAAGTTCCCCTGCGTTTAAGCGTTCAATTAATTGATGCGTAAACTCGATGCGTTGTTCTTTTGTTGTTTCGAAGATTTGTTGTAATTCCATTTGTTTAGTTTTGGTTATAGGTTTGGTTGTAGTGGTCTTGACCATCTAATACTTCATTATCACATATGCCTCTATTATAAGAATCTATTATCTGCTCTTTTTCTTTTTCAAGTAATGGGTTTATTACATTTAATAAATCTTGAGGACTTATCATAGTATCACTCATATCGCTATTTTTTGCCCAATCTTTTAATTCTTGCATTGCGGTTTTCATAGGTTATTTAGTTTTTGGAGTCCATACACCTGTTGTTGTTACTGAATTATTGTTAGAATCTACCTCTACGCTATTTATGTATGTTTTAGGTAATTCATTTTTGCTGAAAGGTGGTACTTCCCTCAAGATTTCAGATGAACAAAATTCAAGTAATACTGAAATTACTTTAAGTTTTTCCTCTTTTGCTAGTCTATTAAAACAATCTTTAATATTTATTACATCTGTCAATTCTCCATCAATAGTAGTTGCAAAAATGCTAGTATCTGGAAAAAATTCTTGTTGATTAATCAATTCTTGATTAAAACTTTTTGTTGTTTCGAAGATTTGTTGTAGTTCCATTTGTTTAGTTTATTTTGTTGAGGTTTTTATCTATTAAACTTTTTACGACATAAGAGTCGTGACTTGTTGCGCCATCTGTAATTACCATTGCAAAAGCTTCCATAAATTCTCTTGCAGTCATTGAATAGTCAAGCCACCTTCCGTCTGGTATTTCTTCCCAATTACTATCATTATCTATCAATTCTCTTGGAATTGTAATATTAATTTGTTCTTCATCTTTTATGATAGTGCAAGTAACAGAAGATTGTAAATTAATGTAATAATACGTTTTTGCAGTCCAACCAAGTGTCTTATGTTTCCACTTCATATATTATATTGTTTCGGGTTTGTATGTTTGGTTATAGTATTCGTTAGGGTTTTCATATGGTAAATATTTATTACCACTTTTCCAAGCATCTAATATCTGCTCTTTTTCTTTTTCAAGAAATCCATTCTTAATATTATATATTAGATTAGCGTGTGCTACATTCATGCCATACACATAACTATTGTCATCATCACATGGCAATATTTTAGATTCTAATATTTGTAATAATTCTTGCATTGCAGTTTTCATAGGTTATTTGTTTTTGGAATTATATTTCTAATTTGATTGAATAATTGTTTTTAAATAGCTTGTTTTTAATTAATTAGAATTATATTTCTAATTTTATATTGTTTCGGGTTTGTAATTATCAATATCAAAAAATCCAACTTTTGACTTTTGTTCTGGACTTCTCATTCTGCGTTTAGAAGGCTCGTACCCTTTCTCTTTGCAGTAGGTAAGTATCTCTAAGTAAGTCGCATCTATGTTATTCATCATAATGCTAATCGGCTCACTTGCGTAATATTTGTCTATATATTCTTTTGTGCTTTGAGTCATAGTTTTTAATTGTGTAGTCAGTTAATGCTGCCATTACAAAACCTGTTGCAATTAGCAGAAGGCAAATAGCGTAAATCATTTAGAGTAGATGTCTTGTAATTGTCCAATAAGGTAACAAGCTACTAAAAATACGGCTAAAAGTTGTGCGGTTTCTTTTTTCATTGTGTTTAGTTGAGTTAAAAAAAATATGGGTAAGGCGCTCCCCATCTACGGCATTGGTTCATATTTTAGTGCCTTTACCTATGCTACATCACTATGTTAAATATGTGCGTTGAATAGCCGCACCCCTATTTTGTTTTAATTAAGTTTAGATAACTTTTCTTTAATTTGTTTGTAATCTAACTTTGCTAATGGTTCTGCTTCTTGTTGTGTAAGGTTATACTTATTCATTAAGAATAAGAGCCTTTCAAGAAATGGGTTGCCGTTCCAATTTAGTTTTGTGATTTCCATTTGTTTTGTGTTTAGTTAATAAATAAAGAACTAATATAAAACGAATATACAACTTATTCACATATCAACAAAATAAATTGTGATGAGCGGTAAAATAAAATGATGAGCGGTAATTTGTATAAAATGAGTTTGCAACAATGTTGCAATTATAGGAAGTTGTACCTACCCGTGCCACGTTTAAGGCTAAAGTTCTGCCAAGCCAAAGCCAAAGCCATAACTGCATCATCGTGGAAGCCTGAAGGTGCTGAGTACTTTACCCCCGTTGCCGTATACATATACTCAAATACTTCTAACTCTTGGCTTATTATCCCCTCAGGATAGCCTATCTTACCTTGATGTATGGCAGCTTGTAAGCCTTCCATAAGTTGCTGCTTACTTGAACTTGTGAACTTTAAACCCTGTATCATTACCCCTTCTCTTTGTAGGTCTTCGAGTATCGGGTCGCCAACCCCCGTACTATCGACAAGGATAGGGCATTTAGGCAGCCTAAGTATAGTTTGCTTGGTATTGTGCCAATCCATTTGAAAGCGGTCAAAATAAGCCACGTTTCCGTCTTCGTCTAAGCCTACTATTACAGTCCAATCCACCGACTTAGCAAGGTCAATTCCATAAGCTACTACGGGCATTGTTGTTACTGGGTGTATGCACTTTCGTATATGTTGGCTACCGAAAGGGTTTGCTGCGTTCTCGGCAGGGTTTGCCATATACTCCTGCTCGAATACAACCTCAGGTAATTGCCTTCTTGCATCGTCTATTTCATTAGGGTCAATGTAAGGGTTATCGTATGTAGTAAACTTAAAGCTTTGCCAATCGGGTTCTGCTTTGCTAAACAAACTAAAGAAGTAGTTTTTACCTTTAGGGGTGCTTAAGAATATAGCCTTACCCTTGTAGTCGGTTAAGGTAGGTCTTATCGAGTTTAGCCACCCATCTTCAAGGTTAGGTATAAAGGAAGCCTCATCTATTACGGCTAAGTGAAACTTTAAGCCTCTAAGATTGTCTAACCTTTCGCCCGTAAAAAAGCGTATGCTTCCACCCGTTATGAATGTAATAACCAGGTCGCTTTCGTTCTTAGAGTATATCTCTAAAGGCAATAGGTCTACTATTTCCTTAAAGAATATCTTGCCTAATTGATAAGTAGGTGTTATGTAAGCTACACGCTTTTTATTAACCGCAGTTTCTATGCTTATCGTTTGGCTAATCAATGACTTGCCAAACCTTCTACCTGCCATCATTACAATAAACCTTTTGTCGCAATCAAGTACTTGCTTTTGCGCTGGGTGTGGGTTATGTAACTTCAAGCCTACTGTCTGCATTATCTATCGTAAGTTATTTTAATCTCACTTACTTCGTGTTTGTTCTCGGACTTCTCTACCAAGCTATTTAAACGCTGAGTTATGCTTGGATTGTAAACCCCTGCCATACCACCTTCGATTTGGTCTTGCCTAATTTTTTTCCTAATATGCGAACAGATAGTTAAAAAATCTGCGTAAGCATTATTTGTGTTAGCAAAGTAATGACTTAAATCTCCTATAATTCCTTTGTCTGCGCAAAAGTTCTCAAAGCCTTCTATTGTCAAAGGTCGCTCCCTTAATCTGTAAACTTCGTCTCCGTCTTTGCCTACGAAATCGTGTACCTTGATTGGATTGCTTTTGCAGTATTCTGCGTACTCGTTAAAGTATTGAAGCATTAATTCTGGTGTCTCTATAAGTTTAAACCTACCCATCTATCTTGTTTTTATAGTGTTGGCATATCCTATCCATTACGGAAAGGTAATATGTGTTAAAATCTTTGTAGCCTTCGTTGTCTTGTTCGTATGTCTTGTATAATATGCCCCTTAATCTTTGGCTTGGTGTTTTAAAGGTGTCAGGGTCAGCCTTTAGGTTTTCTATTACGTCTTGCTCTTCTTTACTAAACGGCTCTTCTTTAATTGCTAAGTAGCAGAACTGTTGGTTAAGTTGGAAAAGAGAAGCTGCATCTTTAGGACTAAGTTCTTGGGTTGCTATTGTAAGCTTGATTGTTTTGTCTTTGCGTGATGCAATGCTTTCAATTTGGCTTGATAGTAATATCATAGTATTCCGTTAATTATGTCGTTTGCTTCGTCTAAAGCATCTTCTTGGTCAAGGTAAGTATCTACGTCTGCTATATGTTTGTTAATTAGGGTTTCTGCCATTGCATAGGTGTAGTGTCCTATCGTGGTCATATCATCTCCGTTTTTACCCGTCTTACATACCGCAAGGAAGTAAGCTTTGTGCGTAAGGAGTAGCCATATAGCGTTTAGTTTTCTCATCTACCTTGTCCTCTATAAGCTTTTTCTCTTGGCGTGTGCTTGTTAAAGGACTTCTTTGCAGACCCTCGCTTCCTTTTGCCAAATTGAATTTTGTTCTTGTTCTCGTTACCTTTTGCCATTGGGTATATTTTTTAAGTGTATTTCCATTATCTCTTCCTTAGTCCACCTATTCTTAAAGTCATAATCGTAATGACAGTTTCGACACATTGCGCATAAATTGGTAATATGGTCTTGCTCCTCTTTTCTTTTGCTACCAAACTTTGACCTTGCAACTATGTGTGCTATATCTACCGCTTGTGAGCCACACACTTCGCAAGGAATGAAGTCGGTTGTTTTATACCCCATTCCCTGCAAGTAATTTTGTGTGTGTTTCTGCATACTTTCCCCATTAATTTTTCCGTTAGTTAATAATAAAAAATTAAGTATGCAAATTAT